TTAATACTTTGACTATCACTATCATTTGTAACAGTAATTTTAGGATTGTTAATATTCTTAATAGCAACAGGATTTGTTGGTGTAGGTATTGCACTCTGAGTTGATTTACCGTACAAAGTTAACCCAACAATGTTACAATCACTACTGTCATTAAGCACAACGCTAGTTGACTTATCCGTTGTGACTTTAATAGCGTTTTGTAAAACATCTGCTTTAAGTTGTACAATGTCTGTAGCGTTCTGCTTTACTGCTGTATCGTTGCTTGTCTTGTATGCATTAAAATCAGTCTTATCAAGCTTATCAGCTTTCACATTTTCAATATCTGATAGAGGTGTTTCTAACTTACTATTCACATAGTCAAATACTGCTTTGGTGTCAGGATAATAGTCTAAACTGGGATGTGTAATCACACTTACCTTATTAGATACATTTTCTTTAGTTTCTAACATGGTATTGATTTCATCAACACTGTTATTAAAATTCTGCCTATCTGTATTTGCCTGTTCAACAATGCTATTAGCCTTGTCGGTTAGTGCTTGTACATCTGTTTTGTGCTGAGTTTCAATACTTGTTGCTCTGTTTTCCCAATCAGACTTATCTGCATCTGCTTGTTTCTTTAGCGACTTAATAGCACTTGCTAATAGTTCATTTACATTGATGAAGTTATCATCATTTGAGTAAACAATACTAACACCTGATGGTACTGAACCACTCACAATATCCATATTGCCAACTGTGTTATCAATATAAATTGTCTTTAGTGAGGTACATCCACTAAAAGCACCATTATTAATTTTTGTAACATTATCTGCAACAAATACTGTTACAATATCTGTCTGACTTGTTGCAAAACTACCTGTACCCAATGCTTCCGTTGATGTTGTGTTCTTTAGCACACCATCAGAAGTGAAGGTTGCAGAATAGCTAAAGACTATGCCTTTGTTTGCTTTTTCAATACCGTCATCCATCTGATTCAAACTTACCGACAAAATTGGTGTGTTTGATGATGGGCTATCTTCCCAACCTACTTTTTTATAGCTCATTATAATTCTCCTTTCGCCTCTAGTGTATCTGTCAAGGCTTGAATACCACTAAGGGTTCTTGACAAGATTACACTGCTAACTACTGTCATTTTCTGTTTACCGTTTTCGTATAATGGAGCACCGTTTACATCAGTTTCATACACATTAAACTGTACATTGTCTCCAACCTGTACCCAAGGTCTGCCATCTGTTGTGGCAGTAAATGGGGTGTAACTACAGTTATAGAACCTTTTTGTAATGTCACTAGGGTCACCTTTATTATTCTTGTAATTGTACAAGTCATTAAGTATATGCCAATTAGATGTATTCATATCTTCATTCTGCCAACAAATTACATTTTTCGTTAAGTCATATACTTTTGTTTCATTGTCTGGTATTTCCGTATTGCCCGGTCTAAATGTAGTTTCTTTTTCGGTTGTCTTTCCGTCAAGATTTCCACCATACTTCCATTTAAAATCAGTATAACCGTTAACCATGTAATCCTCATAGTTCAGATCCTCATAAAAGTCATATACCTCGGGTAAGTCTGTAGGTGATATATAAACCAACCTAAAATTGCCTTTTACAGTATCTCCTTTCTTCTCTAATGCATCAGAAAAAGGAGATATAAAACCAAATACACCTATCATTTCACAACAATCCCTTAGTACGCTACCGGATGTTACTAGATTGTTCTTATCTAATAGCCAATGACCATTCCTAGTTTTAAAATTATATATTTTGTAATTAATTCCATTGGTACTAAAAGTGTTTGTTAAAATACCTGATGTTTCACTTACTGATGGATGATAAGTTAAGTTAATAAAGTCAGACATTACAGTTCCTAGTGGTCTGAATGTAGCATTCTGCCATTCTTCAAATAAACTTTTTGTTCCATCCTTTTGGTTCAGCTTTGCCATATAGTCATATGCAGTAAGTTTATAAATGTGTTTATCATCTCCATCACGCTGAAATTTATCAACATAGCCACAAAACAAATTCCATGTTTTTTCTTGTACCTGCCTACCGGGATAGATTTTAGCTGATGGATACAGAGTACTTGACGGATAGATATAGTCACCTAGATAACTTTGAGTTAGTCTAACATATATCCATTTACCCTTTATGTTGTTGCTAAAAGTTCTGTCATCAGTATCGCACACAGAAATAGTAAACTCAGAGGCTATGCAACCCCCAAACTTCAATGTACTTTCACTGCATATTGACTGTTTGAGGGTCATACTTTCTTCAACAATATTATCCATTGTGATTGTTGCTATATCTGAGTTATTAGGAAAAAGAATTTCAACTGTATTTTCCACAAGGTCATTAATAATATGGTCCTTCATTTTGCTATCTACTGTAATCATCACATCACCTCAATACTCAATAAAGGTAAGTTCAAGAGCCTTGTACTCTATATCTGTACCCTTAATAACTTTTGTTGTGTATGTAATATCAGGCATATAACAAACCATCTTACGATACTTCATTAATTCTTCATCCCAATACATTACATATAACTTTCTTTGTTGCTTGTGGATAAAAGCATTGTTAAGTGTTTTCCTGATTGACTTTAGTTGTTTTAGGTGAAGTGGTATTGTCTGAAACACTATTTTAGACTTATAGTTTGGTGAGGTGACTCTATGTAACTTATTCTTGGTATCTCTATAGGCTTTTAGTTCAGTTCTTTGTAGTGGTGTTGATTGATATGATTCCTTAGCCATCAAGTCGTGTGGGAATGGTGTATAATCAACTTCACTTGCGTTTACTACTTTACCAATATAAATAAGAGTACCGTTAAATTTATCAAAATCAAAATTAGCCATAAAACCACCTACCTATGCAAATGCAGACTTACCAAACCTTTTACGGTAGTCACTGTCCTTATTAACCATTCCTTTGAATATAACTTCACCATCAAGATTAATGGTAAGGTTAATATCCTTATCATTACCACCAAAGTTACCCTCAGCCATAGCCTCTAAAAATGCTTGTTTCATTGTTGATAATGGAGATACAACTTCTGTTTCTCTCTTGTTATCGCCAAGCATTGCTAAAAATTCACCATGAGATGCCGGAACAACAGTACCGGTAGCTAACTTAGGAATTAACGGAACTTTTTCAGGCATGGAAAAATTCCAATCTTGCCCAAACACATCACCGATAGCGCCGGCTATTCCACCAACTGCATTAACGATAGCCGACACTGCATTATAAATACCAGTCCAAAGCATATTAATACCATCAATAATTAAATTGATAACACCCTTGATTATGCCCCAAATGCCGTCCCAAATTCCTTTAAAAAAGTCTTTGATACCGTTCCAAGCCTTTTTCCAATCTCCAGTAAAAATACCTGTAATAAAGTCAAGCAAACCCCCAAGAGCATCTAAAATACCACCGACAACATCACCAATTACAGTGAATACTGTGTTAAACACACCACCAATGGCCTTAAAGATATTTGTAAAAACAGGTCCAAAAGTTTTAACAAGAAAATTAACAATAGGTGATAAAAAGTTATTCCAAATTGCTGAAATACAATCCCCTAACTTTCCGAAAAATGAGACTGCCTTTTCGAAGATTGGTTTTAAGCAATTATCCCAGGCTGATTGAAAAATATCAACAATAGCGTCCCATGCCGGTTTAATCCATTCGTTATAAACATTCATAAGAGTAGTACCGATATTTGTAAACATATCGCATATGTTACTAAACACAGATGAACCGTCACTTTCCCACCATTCGGATAAGAAGGTACCTATGTCACTAAAAACAGTACCCACTAAAGATAAAACATCAGCAATCTGCAATTGAATATTATCAAAAAATGTCCCAATAGTTTCACTATCCTGTTCAACCCATTCAACTAATTTTCCTGTTGCAATTTCAAAACTATCAGATACAATTGTACCAACTCCACCAGCTAAATCTGTAATACCTGATAGCAAATTAGATATTGCATTTTCCATAGTTGGTCTAACCCTATCAATGCTATCGCCCAGTAGGTCAAAAGCTCCGTCAAAGAAAGTTGATAAATTATCAAACCCATTTGAGAGGTGCGTACCAATAGTATTAATAAAGCCTATAATTTTTCTTTGGTCATTTGTAAGCCACTTACTAATACCACCTGTTAGGGTCTGTAATTGCTTACCTCCCACTTGAACTATACCACCAACAAATGAACCAACTGCTCCTAAAGCTGCCTTGCTGACATTTTGTACTTGTCCTAAGTAAGCTTTGGCTATTGGTATTGATTTTTTAAAAATATTTTTGCAATTATTTCCAATAGCCGACCAATCAACAGAATCAATACCTTTTTGAATGTTATTTAAAAAGGTATCAAATCCACATTTTTTGTACAAATCTTTTAAAGCATTAGTTATGCTATCTGAAATACCTTTGCCAACAGATTTCCCAATTTCACTTCCTACATTAGGATATTTGGTGGTATTCATTGGAACTAAATTACCATTAGCATTATCACTTTTAGCACTATTAGAACTTGTATTTTTGGATAGAATATTTAGTTGGTCATAATTTGCAATACCATTTTTTAATTCTTTATTATTCTTTTTATTTGCTTTAGTTGTATTGTTTACGGCTTTAGTCAATGACTTTTGAGCTTTAGTAGATTTATCTATATTATCTGCACTTGATTGTGCATTTTTGCTAATATTAGATGTTGAATTAGATGTATCCTCACTCCATCCAAACATTTTAGATAATCTTTTTACTGCTTTATCTGCAAAAGCTATTAAACTTGATAATGCATCGTTTATAGTTTTTACTGCCGGAAGAAGTATATTAATTAGTACTGTTCCTATTGTCCCGGCCAGTTCTTTCCATCTTTCTGACAAAATACGAGTTTGATTTGCCCAACTTCCTTGTGTTTTAGCGAAGTCACCCTGCGCTAATTGTGTTTGTTGCATTACAAAATTATAACGCAACTGTACTTTTTCAGCTTGTGTCATTGCTGAAGTAGATTTTGTTATACCTTGTGATAATGCAAAAGCCTGTAAGTTTGCATCAGTCATTACAATACCAAACTGTTTTAATGTTTCTGTTTCACCTGTAAAGATGGATTTAAGGGCAGTACTAGATATTTCTTGGTCAACATTATAAAATGATGCCATATCAGCAGATAAACCCGTTAAAGCAATAGACATATCACTTGCATTCTTCTCGGCTAAACCCATACCTCTAGCCATTGCCATAAAAGTTGAACCGGTTTGTTTTGCAGTTAATTTTGAAATACCAAAACTATTAACTGCCTTATTGGCAAAAGTCTCCATTTTATTGCTCATTGACCCAAACGCAGTATCAACAACATTTTGTACTTCCGTTAAGTCAGATGCTGTATTAAGTGCTATTTTACTAAAAGATATAAGTTTGCTAATACTGAATACAGCAGCCACTGTTGTTCCTAGTTTTACAAAGGAAGATTTTAAAGTTCCTAATCCATTGGATATTGTCCGAGTACCTTTATTAAAACCACTTTTATCAATTTGTGTATTAAATATAAGAGAACCATCACTTGCCATACAACCCCTCCTTCCTAAAAATGGATATAAAAAATGCGTACACCTCTTGATGTACGCATAAAAAAAGCCACTCTATCGCACAGAGTGGCCAGTTTTTTATTTTGATTTTACACTGTAATACTCAATATTAATCTTTGGCAATGTAACATCAGAACCAAGGACTGATGTGTAAGAATACTTACCGTCACATTCACCCCAAATGGTGATTATATCATCTTCAAGAATTCTATCTGCATTCTTTGGTAATTCAACAGTTGCAAAAATAGTATCATCCCAAAGACCATATTCGTCTTTAGTAACATTAATTCTTAAATCAACAGTAGTATTGTCATCAAGCCAATGTTCATCTTCTTGTACCTGAATAACCTTACCTGTATATTTTAGTTTCTCACCTTTATGCTTATCAGGATTTCTGGACAAATCTTTGAAAGAAAGTGTCTTACAATTATTTTTGTAAGCTTTAGCTGATACTTTCTTTTTTGCCTTTGTTGTTGGTTGCACTGTTGTAGTTTCTACTGCACTGGTACTAACCGTTGTTGTTTCTTTATTATCAGTATCTTTACTGCTATTTCCATTACGGGCAGAACCGGCTCCGATAGAAATAACGATAACTACAACAATAACCCAGAACCACCACTTCTTATAAAACGGTTTCTTAGTCCCATTATGTTTTTGAGAATTTTTCATTAAATTATTCATTGTGAAATTTCACCTCATTTTTATAATTTTATTACATTTTAAATCATAATTCGGTGAAAGTCAACATATTTTTTATAAATATTCAAAATATACTATTAATAAAATCCAATTCCTGTTGTTCATCTTGTGAAGTAGCTTTTCTCTTTAGGTCTATTAACTCTTTGTGGGTACTGTAAAATTCTCTCTCCCACTTTTCAAGTTTCTTTCCTTTAGACTTCTTACCTCTAATGTTCATTACCTGTGAAAACAAGCCATCTCCAATTTCATTAAATAGACCTAGAAAAGTCCACCAATGAAGGTACTTAACTTCTCTTGTTTCGTAACCGGCTACTTTATTAATAGCCGGAAAGATTATACTTTCATCTTGTTCCCAATCAAGTATTTTTCTTTGATTTTGAGACTTTGGAATATCTCCACCATCAAGAAACCACATTGCCTTTTTAATAGCTTGTTCTGTATTAGCCGGTACTTCTTTATACAAACACTTTAGACATACTAAAGCCTTACAATATTGGTCTAGTTCAGGGTCATTGAATGCTTGAAATATTAACAATGCAACACGGAAATCTGAATTAATTTCATATGTTGCATTGTCAATTTCAAGGCTTTTAGGAAGTTCACCAATCATTTTACTTTAGATGTGTACTTATGTACCTTTTCAGCGATTTCTTGTTGTTCTACCCCAATATCTTTTTTTATAGAAGGAAGAATTGCCTCTAAAAAATTCTGAAAAACAGGCTTACCACCGGCAATGCTGATACAGTTAGTATTACCAAAGATTATATCAGAAACATCACCATCAAAGATGAAATCTATTTGTTTTCTGATTTTTCTATCTACACTTACGAAAAGATTATTAGCCTCATCAAATGTATTTGCAGTAGAATTTTCATATTCTTTTGCAATCTTATCAATTTGTTTCATTCCTTTTGTGAATCTATCAAAAATCGCATAATCGGTCATTTTAATACGCAAAATTCTACTTTCATCACCGTTAATAGAATATTCCTTATATCCAACATCAAAACTTAAATTGTTCATTAGACTTCTCCTTATACTGCTGTAAATGTTGGTACTTTGTTAGTAATAGCAACAGTACCTTTCTGACGATTGCCTTCAAGTGAAACATTGTAAGGAATATTTACACCACTATTGTTACCACCTGCACCACCGTAAGACTGTGGCTTTACAAAACAATCTTCTATCCAAGCACTAGCACCTGTAACTGCACCTGATGCATCAATAGTAGCATTGTTATCAATAAGCACCTCGAGAATTTTTGTTCTGCAATTTTCTCCTGTAAGTCTATTCATAGCAATGTCTTTTAGCTTGTCAAAGATTTCATCTTCTGTGTCTGCATAGTATGTTTCTACACCTAGAGTTGGTGCGTAACCATTATCAATAGTTTGGTCAAGAATATTCTTTGAGTCTGCCTCCGGATTTAGCTCCATTGATAGTTCCTCAATATCTCTACCGATTAGAAACCAACTAGGTGTCTGACTACCAAAACTAGCGTCAATATAATGCATTAAGTAACTTCTTTTTAGCTTACCTGAATACTTGCTAGGTGTTCCACTTACTGCTTTTGTTTCTGCCATAATATTACCTTCTTTCATTAAAAATCAATTTTGTATTGTGATATAATCTGCAACTGATATACCACACCGTTATTCATATTGCCATTTGGTATTTCGTAAATCATACCATTTGAACAAGTTAACTTTGTTAGAATGCCTGTATACTCTTTGTCACCCACCTTGACAGTAACTTCTTGATTATCTGCAAAATGTTCAAGGTACATTTGAAGTGAGAGTAAAGCACCTGTATTTACCATTCTGTCATAGTCATTAACGGACTGATACACTGCATACAGAATAAAGTTATGTTGTCTTGTCTGATTACCTAAAATATCTTCTTTTAGCAATGTATCACCTGTTGAAGATAGTCCGTAACTATCAATTGTATCATCTGTAAAGTCAATAGAGATTTCATTACACACTTCATTAATTTGTGGAAAACTCTGCAAAACTGACTTTACTACTTCAATTATGTTCATTTCACATTACCACCTAAAATTTTTGCAGTACCGTTCAGGATAACATCTTCCTTATCCCTTTTCATTCGTTCAAACCACATCTTCCCTGCTAAAGGGTGTTTAGCAGTTGAATACTTTAATTCTCTACCGGTAGGGTATTTCTTTGGTGGACTGTAAAAGCCTACCAATTCACCATTCTTGTATAGTGGAATATTAGGACCATAAACAACACCATAGTATAAATACCTTGCATAAGGTCCTAACTGTACAACCTTACCACTACCTATAACTGTACCTACTGTGGCAGACTTAAACAGAAAGCCTGTATCCATAGGTGTGTATGGTATCATCTGCCTTATAACTTCATTGTCTACAAACCTTTGTGCCTTTTGAAATTCTTTTTCAGTTAAAGAACCAAAGTCACTACGCCATTTAAAATTTAAACTTCCGTTAGGTGTGTTAATTGTGTTATCTTGTGGCTGACTAATAATCATACATTCACCTACTTTCCACTAATCTTGATGTGTTGTAACCTTTTAGCACCATAGTCCTTGATGTCTATTGTCATAATAGTGTTGTAACTAAAAGACTTGTTAAACTCTTTCATACTTTCCGATACTGTCTTTGGGTCGGTATTATTAAATTCAAAGTCACAATAACCTTTTACAATAAGGTCTTGTGAAGGTTTCTTAGGCACAATCTTCATTCCTGGGAAAACATCATTAGCCGGTAACAAGCTACTGCTAGGAGTAATTACAAGGCTATCAAGTGGTATATATACAGTTACACTGTCAGCATGCTGTAAACCACTTTTCATAACATTACTCGCCTTGTTCTCTTGCCAATGACAATGGGGTACATAAAACTTACTGTACCCCACCCCATTAAAATGATATATTGTACATTTAAAATTAGTAATCACTTTACACCTCTGTACAGTAAACCTGTACCACTTAGCCACATATAAATTACAGACTTAATTTTCTTTGACAAAACCTGTCTTTGGCTTTCTGTACTTTCATATGTAACTGACATATCACCTGTCTTGTCAGAGGTTACATAGTTACTACTATTTTGTTCTGCATGATAAAGCAGTTCAGCTACTTCACAACAACACATTTTTACTTGTTCAGGTATATCGCCCTCATCAATGTTGTCACAACTATAGTGCCTAATATAGTTAGTTGCTTTACGGAAATAAACATAAGGGTTAGCAGTATTAATGACTGCACCTTGATATTTATTTTTATAAAAATCCATATTTGCATAAATCATCATACTGCTTTACCTCTTATTCAGATACTGACTGAGTAGCTGTGTTCTGTGTTACTGTGTGACAGTAGATACCTGCTACTTTGTTCTGATACACCTTAGCAATACCAACATTACGATAACCAAAAGTCCATGCGTCTGCATCAGGGTTTGCGTTAGGGTCAATAATCTTAGGTACTTTGTGCTTGGTGTACTGGATTACTGCTGACTTATGGATAATCTCAAAGTTAATGTCAACAGATTTTGCTGACTTAGCATAACCACCTTTTTCCTGACCACTGGTCTTACCGTCATTTAGTGTAATGTTAGTCATAAATCTTGATGATGGTACAGGAACAATCTTAGAAAATCTTTCAAGCACTTTTCTTGACTTTGTTGTATCCATATCATCAATTACACCGTAAAGGTCTGAACGGATGTACAGAATTCTGTTATCTGTAGGTACTTCGTCATCATCCATCTTTGCAGTAGCAGTACGAAGAGCCTTAATAATACTGTCACCTGTAGAAAGGCTACCATATGCAGAAGAAATACCCTTGATACCTGAGTATGTAGAAAATCTAAATGCATCAAGTTCAGGTACTTCCTTAGTACGGATAAACTCACCTGCAAGTCTGCCAAATGCAATACCGGCAGTTTCAATATTATCCATACTATCAACGGTAAACTTTCTACCTCTATCGTAGTTACAAGCTACTGTCTGATTCTTAATAGTTACATCACCGTTAATATAACCACTGTTACGGTCATAGTTAGCAAGACCGTCCATTTCAATCATTGGAATAATCAGTTCGTTAGCATTAGCACCGGCTTGTGCAAGTTCTGACGCACCGTCTAAATCAGAAGTAAGTGCAGCATTCTTATACACTTCATCAAGAAGTGGCACATAGGATTTTGCTAATTCAATAGTATTTGCCATAAAATAAAACCTCTTTTCTTAATTAATTATTTTCTTTTGGTTCACCTAAACCCATAGCAGACCTAATTGCTGACATTGAGTCAGGTTTAATATTTGTGTTACCGGTATTCTTTACCGGATTTTTGAAAGGCTCATCTGACTTGAACATGTAGTCATTTTCTGTCTTTACATCCTTGATAGCCTTTTCAATATCTTCTGCTTGATTTTTTGATGTTTTAAGGTTGTCAAGGTCAAGCAAAGCCTTAACAGCTTTACTGTTCTTTGCACCACTTTTTGATAAAGCCGTATCAAGTACAGAAGTAAACTCCATATCTGCAATTTTATCCTTGTACTCTTTGTCCTTGTTTGCAAGTTCTGTGTTAAGACTATCAATTTTACCTTGTAAGTCCTTAACATCAACCCCATCAAATTCTTTTAGTGCATCTTGTGCAGTCTCTAGCTGGTCCTTTAGGCTATCTCTTTCCACAATAAGTGGTTGTTTAGCCTTTTCTAAATCTTGGTTGTACTGATTCAGAACCTTATCAATATTATCCTTATCAAGTCCTAAATCTTCTAAAAATTTTCTTTGCATAATAGCTCCTTTCGATACGCTTTTTAACGAGGTAGCACCTCTTTCTATCCTTAGTTTTACGACATAGGAACGGTCAATTTTTGGTATAAAAAAAGCACCTTACAAACTGTAAAGTGCTTAAGTAGCAGTATTTTGTCACGAAACATAAAAAGTATAAAAACTAATAGTCTAGACAATCGTTATTCATCATCATAATCAACAATCATTTTATGCCTTCCTGTTTTTTTATAATACTCATCATCAAGTTTTCTTACTTCATCTTTAATGTATTCCGGGGCATCTTTATTTAGCCGTCTATGACAAGTATTATCCAAATGAGACCATTTTATATACTTATTAAATATCTCAGTCATAATTATTTATCCCCCTTAATGATATTTGCAACTTGCTTAGATGTGTATTTTGCCTTCTTATTCATACTTTCTGCAATACATTCAGATATAAATTCATTTATATCTTGCATAGCATATTTTGATACGGTATATTTACCTTTAAATTTATTGTTATCATATTCAGGTAATGAACGCATTATATCCTGTATTGCTTTTAATTTTTCATTCCACAATGGGTCATTCAGTTTATGTTCAAGCTGAATTGCATGACCTATTTCGTGCCTTATAGCGTGTAAATAATGTGCAGTTGACCATTCACCGGACTTGTTCATTTTCTTTGCTTTTTTAGTGTGTTCTGATACAAAACTTTTCTTATTAGCAAATCTTAACACTAATTCTCTTGAATTATCATTGTATGAGCCATATGTACTCAAATTACTATCTCTAAGAACACCAACAGAAGATATGGTAGATATGTTTCCAAACTTCTGTTGCATATTCTCATATTCAGTATTAAAGATTTTCTTAAAATCTTTAGTTACACCTTTTTCAAATTCTATTATACCACTATCGTTACTTTTTTCAATATTTGATTTACTGTTTTGTATAGTTTTTTCAAAGTTGGTGTTGTCACCGGAATCAGAAAGTTTATGTACACCATTTTCAATAGTCTTTGTACCGTTACTCTTAGCCACCTTACTACTTTTATCTAGCTTAGCACCTATGTTTCCCAGTCCATCAATATTTACTCTTTGTCTTTGTTGTGGTAGGTCCATAGCCTTTGAAAGTCTTGCATATTCGTCTGATGTCTTGTTGTACCTTGCATTAGCTGACATTATGTCATCTTCACCGGCACCACCCTCTGTAAGCAGTTTTATTTCTTGTCTTTCTGCTCTCATTATGGTTTCTAGTTTTCTTTGTCTTTGCAGAGCCTCATACTTTGTGTAGCTTTTACCTCTGAACTCTCTTTTCTCATTATCTTCTTGGTTCATTCGGTTTAGTTCTTCATCTGTATAAGTCCTTTCCGATACACCCTTAATAAATGGATAATAGTTGTGATAACAGTTAGCACCACAAAGCCCTGTTACTGTACCCAGTTCACAGACTGAAACTAATTCTTCCTTGCTATACACTCTACCTTGCCAAGGTTGGTGGGTAGGTCTTGCCCCACTATGATAAGTAGTTTCAAAATAGTTTGTTTCAAGTTTTTCTGCATTACTCTCATTGATATTTGCCACTACCTGATTATAACCTGTAAGGACTGCTCTCCTTACTGCTACCGATACTCTACTGCTGTAACCACTATCATAGTCAATGTACCTTAGTCCTGAATTAGTCATTTCTTTTACTGTATTTTTCAGTACAGTATTGTAATCAAATGCACCTGTTGCAATCTGAGTTATTGCCTTGTCAAGAGTGTTTTGGTAGTAGTCTGTAAGTGGTGTATATGTTAGCTTAGTTGAGTTAGGCTCTCTAAGTGCAAAGCCTAAAGAACCGGTAATGTTCTTTAGCTCTCCTTTAGTCTGAGTTATCATTGATGTAACAAGTTGTTGAAGTGGTAAGTTATCTTCATATGGTATGAAACTTTTACCTACTGCTTCATAAAGGCTTTTGTCCCTTGCATAACCACTTCTTATAACATTAGAAAACACCTTGTCTATCTGTTCATCAGATAGATTCAAGGTGTTCTTGATATAACTCTTTATTTCTTCTTTACTTTTTCCCAATTCATAAAGTCTGTTAATTTGCCAATCTGCTGACCTTGTAATCTCCTTATTATTAGCCTGTAACCGTCTAATAATGTCAAGCATAATAGTTTGTTCCAGGTCATTAAAAAGGCTCACGATAGGCTGAGGAACAGACTCTATATCCTTCTCAGTAATTTGCATTAATCTTTACCTATAAAAGCCAGTACAATAACTGTAACACAAATAATTGTTGTAATAATAATTGAACTACTCATTCTATCACCTCAGCTTTTTGTGGTAGGTTCTGTAAGGCTGTATCAATGTCTTCACCCATCCACTTTGCTCTGTATTCCTCAGGTCTTAAGATACCTAAGTTAAGGTCCTGTATATCTTGCTTTCTTTCTGTTTCTTCATCTGTCTTAATGCTATCCTTAAAGTCACAAACAAACTTGTAACCACTTGTAGTCATTGAATTATAAAAAGCTAAAGCATACACAAGGTCCTCCATACAATCCTTTAAATTTTCTTGAATTGCATTGACTGTGTTATACTTTCTGTCTTTAGCCGACTTAATTTCTGTTGCAGTTTTTGCAACAGTTGCCGGATCGGACAAGTCACCATAAGCAAGACCAACAGAAAACTCAATTTCTCTTTTGTATGCCTCAAGTCCGGCTTTAATATCAACTTGTCTGATTGTCGGTGAATAGTCCTGTAAAATACCCTCATTATCATCAAGGTCAACACTACGATATAACCTTTTATTTAACTTTGCTACTCTATTACCTTTTAGTGCTGATTCATCAATATGTATAGCTCTTTCTCCACTTTCAAACTCCCAATCAAGCCTACCGAACTGAATATCTGCTTTCTGAATAATAGGCAATGCTGAATCAAATATAGAAATAGGAGTCATAGAGCCGTCAATATCATTGTCAATAGGGTTACGATAATAGCCGAAAGCAGTTTTATTCATTGTGGGATATGCGATACTTTCTTCTAGGTCTGCCCATTCTTCAATACTGCTTAATGGTATCTTGTTGCCTAATGTACTTTCACTGTCAGACACATAGGCAGAATTGGTAATAGTCAGTCCCTTGTCTTTATCTAGGTCGTGATATTCAAGTCTTGTATAGAACTTGTTACCTAGCTTTTTAAATTCAGGAAATATAACTTTAATTAGTCTTCCGTCTGTATCGTATTCAACAGGTATAAAGGCATTGGCAGAAACAAACTGAACTTTACTGCCACCTAAAGGCTTTATAATCATAGCACCTGTGGCTAAACCTCTTTGAAAGTGTGTGTTAATGTTTCTAATTGCTTTCTTGTATATTTCATCAAGTGGCTTGTAACTGACACTTGAAGTCATTTCAGACAAAGAAACATTGCTAAATTCTCTTACAATGGACTTTTCAAGTCTTAAACTGATAACATGGTATTCATCAAGCCACAAGGCTCTGCCTGAATAACTGTTCTGCCACACATCAATAGACTTTAACATTTCATCAGTTAAAGCAATATCAATATTAAGTGCATTCTTAATACTTCTTAGCTTTGTTGGAAACACTCTGCTCCACACTCCTTTCAAAAAATTTATAAGTCCCATTTTATCCCACCTTTATAAACCTTTTCATATTTCTTTCAAAGGTGTACTCAAAACCGTCAAGACTATCAATATCGGTAGATCCGTCATCAAGTCTTTCATCATTTAGCTTTTTATCGTTCCATACTGCCTCACACAAGGCTCTTTTCAAGCTGTCACAACTATCTGTAATAAAGAACCTATCTGCTCCCATAAGTCGCAAAGCACATTGAATACGGTCTTGTATAGGCATTTTTCTAGCCGGTCTAACAATAACATTAGGAAATTTCTTTTCAAAGGCTCTTTTTATACCTCTACCTAAAACAGTTTCGGCATTATCCCAATAAACATAATCAACTTTTCCTACCATATCAAAAACAGACTGTGCAAATTCTATAGCCAGTCTGTCTAAATCGTTACTATCATATTCTCCAAAGTGCCTTTTACTTCTAATTGCCACCAGCTCACTGTAATTATCAGTTGTACCGGTAGCAACAAACGCATGACCTGACTTATTACCACCAAAGTCAATACCAATAGTTACTTCTTGTAAAGAGCTTTTTAGTATCTGTTTGTATGGTAAATCAGGGTCAATCCTATCAACTAATTTACAGTAATACGCTTTTGGATTGTCGGCAAATTTACGGTAAATAGCACCTTCGGCACGAACCCACTTGCCTAAAATCAATCTATCATAATAGATAGTACCCTCATACTCATTACACAAGTTTTGTACAAATTCTTTAGACAAAAAGGAATTATCAAAGATTGTATATTCTTGCAAATAAATATCTGCATCACTGTCAATAAACTGTTTTAGCCAGTGAGTAGGGTGTTCAGGGTTTAAGCTACCGTCAAAGCAAGAATAGGGCTTATCAAGTCTTGACTTTAGCATAGCGAAAACATCTTCATTCCACTTTGCTACCTCATCACCATAGATATATTTAGCTGATGCACCTTGAATTTTTGCAACCTGACTAACCTTTTCAGCACCTAAACAATAAACATCTTCACCACAGATTTTAGCAATGTTACGACTGTTGATTGTTCCTACAACATCAGAAGTATATCGTTCTCTCATTGGCTGAAGTACATTTCGCTCAATAGTTTCTTTAGATACACCGATAATAAAGCAAAGTCCGTCTTTGCCTATTCTCTCCCTAATTCTCATAGGTACAATAAAAGTAACATCAACAAAACTTTTACCGGAACGAACTGCACCACTTTTTATGTTCCATCTATGGGTAGCATTTACAATATATTCTTTTTGCTTATTTGTGTAACCCATTCTTTGTACTCCTTAGTGCATCATCTTTAATCTCTTTCAAAATATTATCCAGCTTATTAAGTGCCGTTGTGTCTGTTTCTTCTTTCTGCTTATCTCTCCACTTATCAGGTCGTCTATTTTTAAGCCAAAAGATTTGAGCCGTTGTATTGCCCTCTAGTGCTGATGAAAGCAAAGCGTTCTCAACTTCATAGTCAACAACTTCTTTACCCTTTTTTAAGGCTTGTAAAATCGGTAAATGGTTTGTTTTATAGTTAAATAAAGTCTTAACTGAAATACCCATATTCTTTGCTATCTGTTCATCAGTTAAACCATCTCTAGCCCAACCCTCCAGCAATAATAAATTTTCCTTTAGTAACCACTTTTGATATTTTCCCTTTGCCACCGTCACCACCTCTCTTTATTAGTTCCTTATTTACTACTACCGTTCCACCATGCTTCAAAGTTCTTTTCTCTTCGTTTTCTTGCATTTTCATATGTTGTTGTAGTTTGCCTATGCTCTAAAGTAGGGTCAATAACTTGCCTCTTTTGAAATTTTTTCTGTGCCTCTCTTGCGGCTAATACTGCGTTTGTCATTGCTCTTTTTTCTTTTAATAGATTTTGATTTTCAAAAGCTTTATCAATACTACCCAGCTTAGCTACTTTCTTTTTTAAATTTTCATCTCTTGCTTCATAATAGTCACTCATTTTTCTAAGCTCTTGCTTAGATGCCTTGTCAATAAGACTAAAATCCCCACTTTGTGCAATCTTTTCATAATTGCTATTTTTCTTTATATCCGGATTATTTCGTTCCAATGCTCCACTTTGTTTAGAAGCATGGTACATAAATCTTGCACCCGTTTTTGAAACTGGTTCGCCATTACCGTAAGCACTTCTAGCTGAGCTTGTTCCACCTCTGCCACCCATATTCACACACTCCTTTATCCCAAAATTACCAATCCTTAGGCTTTTTAAAACTAACTTTATGAGTTCCTTTAAACTCTTTTTCATAAAGAGAACTACTTCTATCTGTGTAAGTAGCACCGTTCCAATATCGTTTTGATACTTTACCTGTTATGTCTGTAAATTCAACAATACTTGCTTTTCTTGTTCTACCTTCTTGCAATGCGTTGCTAAATTGTTTTGAGTTTTCTCTAAACGCCGTCAAAGGACTTACAGAATAACTCTTATGACTACCTGATTTTCCACCTCTGCCACCCATTATAACACCCCTTTGAATTTATTATGATTTAATTTTCTTGCCTGTTTTCCAGTCAATTCCTTGTTTTGCCAGTAATCGCCTTGCGGCTTGTGTCGATTGATTATCAGGGTGCCCGTGAGCAATTGTTAATCTTCTTTCTGTAAGTGTCTTATCTCTAATCACACCCTTACTTACCAAAGATTTGTATTCCTTTCTTGCACTCGCACGCTTATTTGAATAATCCGCATTAGCTTTCAAGCCCTCTTTCTCAAACTTTTCCTGTCCGCGCTGTGTTTTCAAAGCTCTGTTTCCTCTAAGTTTATCAACCGTGTAACCACTTGAAATATCCCCAACTCCTTTTAATCTAAGAAATTCATCTTCAGTAATAGCATTTGAAGGGATACCGACTGGATTTTTGAGCTTTGGGGTTACTCCACTTACTGAACCTCTGCCACCCATTACTCTGACCTCCTAAATTTTTCTTGAAATGACTTCACTTGTACTATGTTACCTTTACATTCTTCCGGTACTGTGCCGTAAAAAATAATTTGTGTAGGTTCTAACCGTTCTAACATTTCGTTATAACCTTGTAAAAACAATTCTTTATCTTTGATACTTTTCTGTGTGCCTACGCTGGATACTGCAACAATACTGTTCTTTGGCTCTCCGTCAAAGCAATAATTATAACTAACTTCATCACTCCAACAAATTGTAGGTATTACCTTGATACCATACATCTGCCAATATGCAGCCAACCAATGCTTTTTGTAATGATTATAAATCTGCAAGGCTCTAGGGTAGTCGGAATAAAGACTAAAATCAGGTGAAAGTACAAAGGGGTATTTCATTAACACCTCAATATATTTTTCAGGATTATTCCATAATCGTTGGAACTGGTAATCATCAAGAAAGAAATGCACTCCACAATCTTTCTTCTTGCTACTCATTGCATAATTAAAGCCAATTAGATTCTCTAAATTGTCAATATTATCTGTAGCATTGATGATAGGAATATTAAAAATGCCTTCACCATTAAAAATGAATTTTGTTGTATTCTCATAACTGAACTTATTTTTGTACATTAAATCACCTAATTTCATATACAACAAAACCCACCTAAGTGCTTAGGTGGGTAATGCTGAATTTTTATACAAGAGGAATAGTCAATGAAAAATCATTCTTGCAATCTTATCTATCTCTTTCGGTTTTCCATTTTTGGGTAGTTTAATGATAACATATTTTGACTGTAATATACAAGTCACCTAGCTGTCACTTAAATGTAACATATAGGTCACATTTTCAAAAATTTTTCTTCAAATTGTTTCAATGCTTTTATGTGCATATTTCTAATATAACCATAGCTATAATTTTCTGACTTAGAATACTCTGCTAAATTCATACCATGAATATACACCATAAACAATAATTTTCTATACACAAAGTTATCAAGCAGGTTAATTTCTTCCATCACCATTAGTCTAAAATCAGAACATTCTCTCATCAATTTTTCAAGTTTCTTTTCTTCTTCACAGATTTTTGAAAAGACTTTTGCCATTGGGTCAAGTTCCGGTGAACTCAGTACAACTTCTTTGTCATACCTTACTCCTGCAACATCAAGTGTTTCTTTCAACCTTGCTATGTAGTCCTCTTGCCTTTTAACCTGTCTTTCTTTCGATTGTACTTGACTTAAATACTCTTTAGCATTCAAGGTTATCACTCTCCTTTAGTATCTGCATTTCATACTTTATGTCTGCACAATCTCGTATCATTCTAGACTTCCAACTAACCAAAATATGAAATGCCACTTCTTGTGGACTTGTTTCTCTGTCAATTACTTCAACACCATCTCTCAAGGCATCAAGAAATGCATAATAATCAGTTTCAGAAATATCTCCATAGCCAAAAGCCTCTGCCAATTCATCTTCTGATGCATATTCCAGCACCTTCTTTTTGCGTTCCTCACGATTAGCTTTAATTCTTGTGATAGTTTTCTGTAATGCTCTGATTGCAGTATCAAGCTTTTTGATAACTATTTCTCGACCCTTAATTTCAATCTTTAAATCTTCACTTGTCATATTGCAATCTCCCCACTTTCAATCTTAGCTCTATACTGACCGTAGCTTAGCCTTGTACCGTTTTCTTCGTTGTACTTATGTAGGTTATACAAAGTACGGTTAAGGTTATATTCTCTTGACTGCTTTGGTGTTTTAGCTTGTTCTTCTCTTAGCTTTTGGTTCTTCACTCTGTTGTGTGTCTTTATACACTCATAACTGCAAAACTTTGCATTGTGGTTTCTTGCAGTAAACTCATTTCCACATACTGCACATACTCTCTTAATTTCCATTATTGTTACTCCTTAATTCTCCTATGTATTCTATCTGAAAAGCCATTTTCATTAGTGATTAATTCAATAATCAATAATGCACAATCCAAGATTTTGTCTTTATCAGATAGTGTATAAATCTTTCTGTTTAGTTCATTGCCAAGTTTAATATTCTCTTGAATATGTTTTGATAGGTTCAGAAACTTTTCTGAGTCTGCTTTTTCTTCCTTATATTCAAGTAGCAAATCCTTTTGCTTTTCTTCGCAAAGGTTTTTATCCCACCCACTATGACGATTAAGGTAACCCAGCTTAGATAATCTTGAAAAGTACTTATACTCAACTGGTGGAAAGTTCTTATAATCAAGTACCCCATCAATAGCCTTGTCCTCAAGAGTAGCAAAGGTTTTGCTATCACTAAAATTCAAATTAATTCTGTGGTTCATAAAAACTCCTATAATGTAAAATTATGAAGGGTTATGCAGGGTTTGAACCCTTTTTCAAAAACCTTTTCTATATATATATTATTATTTTTTCTTTTGTATAAAGAATAGAAAAAACCCTGAAACTATGCATAACCCTGCATAAATGTTATTGAATAAGAGAAATTCCCTTATAGAAAATTCCTTTAGTTAGTTTGATTTTCTCATACTTTTTGGCTACCTCTACACCAAATTTAGTAGCAGACATTCGGTATTCATGGTTTTCCTCTGCCCATTTAGCATACACTGCATAAAGTATACTAGCCTGAACACTGCCACTCTCTACACACATATCTTCTACAAAGGCAGAAATAACATCCATTTCTCTGCGATATTCGTTTACACTCTCAAGTACTGCTCTAGGCATCTTTAGACCTTCTTTCTGCCATAGTAAACAACCATCAACACACCACTTGAATATTCCTGTCATCTCTGCTTTAAGCTTATACTTTAGCTTTTTGTCAACTTTATCATTCGGTATTTGAACTGTAAAAGGTATCATATGTATTCTTCGCCATATACCTGTATCTGTACCTCTGATGATAGGTTTATGATTTGTAGCCATCCATAGCTTGAATTCAGGTTTAAACTCAAATTCCTCTGCATATAGCTTTCTGGCAGTTACAGTATCATCACCTGTAAGCTGTTTTAGTAGTCCTTCATTAATTCGTACACCCTCATTAGGTTCTACTGAGGTTACAAGTCTTGCACCTTTAAGTCTTGCAATATCACTGTTAATAGCACTGCTTTGGCTATTTCTAACCATAATTGTTTCAGGCTGAATGTTGGCTGCATAGTCACCAAACACATCTCTGATAACATCAATAAAAGTTGACTTGCCGTTCTTACCTGTACCATAAAGGAAGAATGCACATTGTTCAGCAGTAGAACCGGTAAGGCTATAGCCTACTGCTTTTTGCACATATCTTATTAAGTCCTTGTCACCGTTAAAAATATCATCAAGAAATTTTAGCCATAAAGGGCAATCAGCATTGTTGGAATACTCTACTGCTGTAATCTTAGTAAAATAATGAGAATAGGAATGAGGCTTTAGTTCACCGGTTTTAAGGTTAATAACTCCATCAGGTGTATTAAGTGCCATCTTGTATCTGTCAAGTTGTGCCGGAAGAATAGGAACATAGTGCTGAACTTCACTAAGCATAGCATTCTTGGAACGGTTACTACGGCTTTGTTTCATATGCTTTCTAAACTCCTTTTCCATATCACCACCTGACTCTTCATCAGACTTAACATAGTTCTTTAGTTCTGCTTTCATAGCATTAACAGATTTATCGGCCATCCTATGAACTGCACCCATATTGTCAATGCACCACTTTCTACCGTCATAGTACATCCACTTCTTATCTGTATAGCAGTAACGGATATTGTCACCAAATAAATCAACAAACCTTTGAGCATTACCCATATCATCAAAGGAATAACTCCTTACCGTTTCATTACTAGGTATTGTAGGTGCTTTTTTATTACCTATTGATATTTTGTAATTATCACTGCTTTTAGGTTCATAAACACTGTTACAACCGGCTACTGCTTTTTGAATTGTGATAGTACCATAGGTTGAGCCACTTTGCTTTCTGTCCCATTTATCTCTCATAAGACCTGACTGTCTAAAGATTGCATCCATCTTTTCAGTATCACAGCCTGTCCAAAAAGCTAACATATTACAGAAAGCAAGGTCAGCTTCACTTTGACTACCATAAGCAGAGAAATCACCTCTGTATAAAGCAGTAAACAAGTTGCCATTCTTTGCATTCATAGCAGTTTCAACTATTTCATTAGTTGTGGATAAAGTTACTACTGGCTTTTTAATTTTAGGTGTAGGTTCTTTGCCACCACCAATATACTTTGAATGAAGTGGTTTTATCTTTTCAGTACATTCAGATATATCCACATATTCACTGCAATAGTCACCGGTAACAACAAAGAACCTGCCTTTATCGTACATTTCAAAGCCACCAAAGGTATGCTTTTTCTTTCTTCCTGTTTTAGGTAAAGTACCTTTACAAATAATATGCACACCTGTTTTAGATTGAGAAAACTCTGTATAGGATTGCAGTGTATGTACAAACTCACTGATTATATTGTCGGTACCACCATTTTTAAAATCTTCAATATCCTTTGGCATATCGTCAAGGTCAACACCAAAGTATGGTGAATTAGAAAACATAAAGCCTATGCCTGAATACTTTTCTGATTCTCTTACAGCAGTTTCAAAGTCACTCCATGTTGACGGATTGTTGGACATTGCAAAGTTACCGGTTCTGGGGTTAATAGGCTTTTTGCTAAATCCACTATGGGACTTTGGGTCAGGTTCTTTCTTGTAACACACCCAGTTTGGCAAAGCCTTTAATTCCTGTGGAACTGCCATATATTTATTATTTATATTCATCTTATCTCTCCTTAAATATTTTTTAGGGGTATCCAACTTAATACCCCTAAATCACAAATAAGTTGCATAGCACTATGCAATTTCACAGAAATGTTAATAGAATGTTTACAATTAGAATGGCAAATCATCTTCAACAGGTATTTCTTCAAACCCATCATTGCTTTTAGGTTGCTGAATATTAGAACCATTTAATGGGAACTTAGTCTTATTAATGTACTTAACTTCTTCTTGTGTGTTACCGTTATACTCTCTATGGTTAAGAGTAATTCTTACCGGCTTATTAATTAAATCATTGATAAACTGAGTTAGGTTGTCATAGTCTTTGCCTTCCGGTAAACCTGATGCCTTACCTAACTGCATAACCTGATTAAAGCCATAGCCATTCACTTGCTTATCAAGGTCGGTAGGTTCTTTCCTTTTCCATAAGGTATGGAAAATGTAGCCCTTTTGGTACTTCTGATTAACATCAGAACGAATAAGGAACTGAATGTTAAGACCTACTTTGTTGTTCCTAGTAGTTCTCTCTTCTACCTTATGGATAACACATTCATAGTCACCTATAGGCTTAATGCTGTTTTCGTTTACATCAGAATAATTATTTTTAAATCCCATAATATTAAAACTCCTTTATTAAATTTAATGCATCCTCTGTACTTCTGCATACTCCTGCAATAGCACCATATGAAAGCATTTTGTTTATAAAATTTTTCTGTTCTTTTGATGGTTTTCCCTTATAAGTTTTTACTTCTATAAATACTGCTCTGCCATCAGACTTGCGAAAACCAAACAAGTCTGGAAAGCCTTTTGGTAGTCCTGTATCAAAGTATCTGCCATCTTTAGTAAAGCCTTTGCCAACATTCCCTCTAAAGATTACACAATCATTTGACAAGGCAATACGGATATTATTCTGTATAATATGTTCTTCTGTCATACTAACAAACCTCTATTTCTTGCTTGATAAAAGGCCCAACCTTTTTTATAGCCATGTTCTTTTGCATAGGTAAGTAAATCTTGATAAGAATGACAATCTTCCGGTGAAGTAAAATCAAGTTTGAAACCCTCAACCTTAATTAAATGTGCTTCGGTGTCAACCTCAACTTCTCTTTCAGCTTTAGGAAAAACATATCCACAATGAGGGCATACAGGGGTAGTACCAGGTGGTGGACTTTCAAAGGTAAAGAAACATTCAGGACAAGATTTTATCTTTTTGCTTTGTTCTTCTTCAGCTTTCTTAACACTCTTATGCTTTTTCTTTTCTAAGGTCCAAACTCTGTCATCATCAGGCATACCATGTCTTGCATAGTTGCCTACATGGTCAATGATTATTGCTTTCTTACCTTCCCTATATCTCATACAACGCATTGACTGTTGTATATATAAAGTAAGACTGTGGGTAGGTCTTAGCAGTATGGTACATTCACAATCAGGAACATCAAAACCTTCACTGATAAGGTCCACATTACAAAGAATAGTAATGTCACCCTTTCTAAAGTCAGAGATAATCTTATCTCTTTCTGCCTTAGGAGTTGAACCGTCAATATGTACTGCCTTAATACCGGCATTACAAAAAGCCTTTGCAGTTGCCATACTGTGCTTTAGAGATGAACAATAGCACACTGCCTTTTTGCCATTAGCAAGACTTTTGTAATACTTAATTGCATCACCGAATACAGTATTCTTTATCATTGCTTTTTCAATATCGGCAGTAACATATTCACCCATCTTTGTATGCAGTCCTGTTAAATCTGCAATACAAGGTGCATAGTAATCATAAGGTGCAAGGCACTTATGATTTATCAACCATTTTGTGCTTACACCTACAATTAGCTTATCATTAACATCGCCTAAGCCATCACCGTTCAGCCTTACCGGTGTTGCAGTAACACCTACCCTAGGTACATTGGGAAAGTAGTCATAAATTCTTTTATATGATGAGGCTGTACTGTGGTGGTTTTCATCTGTAATAATCAGTGCCGGTTTAGGTAGTTTCTTTAACCTTCTTGTAAAGGTTTGAACCATACCTATCTGACACAAATCCATAAGAACACCCCACCGTACGAATGTACGAAAGATTTGGTCAACTAGTTCTTTTCTATGTACCAGAAACAAAACTCTCTTGCCATTCCAGGTGGTTCGTCTTGCAATTTCTGCAACTATGCAAGACTTGCCACCACCACAACCTAAAACAATACAAGGGGCTTTGTAACCATTCTTCCAAGCAGTATGAAGTTCATTAACTAACTGTTCTTGGTATGGTCTTAGTTTCATTGCTTAGCCTCTTTTTCTTCTTTTCTCTTTTTAATCAGCTTTGCAACACAAGACATACACATCTGCTTTTTGTAGTTTTTCTTTGTACCCTCAATAATCTGCTGTACTGTTCTTTTACCATCAGACACAATAGGCTTTTTGCACACTTCACAAAGCTTTTCTTCTGTCATATAGTAATAGTTTCTAAGTGCCTCATCTACTATCTTTAAATCATTAGAAATCAACATAGTATCAAATAACCCCATAGGACTTTTACAAGTATCATTACCATCTGTTTGAGTAGCAAAATAATACTTACCATCCACTACGGCAGTCTTTAATACAGTTGTGAACATACCCTCAACAGTAATCTTTTCATCAAGAAGTTTTCCTATTGTTTTGGCTTTTTGCCTACCGTTATCATCCACATCAATATGACTTAAGAAATAAACAATAGTATCACTTGGTAATGATTCAGTCATCTTTACAAGTTCCCAGAAATTCTTGCCTATTTCCGTAAACTTATCATAACCTTTCTCTGCAGATCTACGCATAAACTCATTGGCCATAAGGTACTGAGTATCATCAATGGCTATAGACTTTGCCTTTGTACTCTTAATAAAGCTTTCAATAGTTTTGTAATCATCTGATGAAATAACTGACTTAAAGTTATTTCTAAATGGTAGTGGTTTACCATTTACATTTACAAGTGCCAGTTCGTCAGGAGCAAAGTTCCTAAGTGATGCTGACTTGCCACTACCTGAAAAACCTAAAACTAAAACCGGTAATCCCATAACATCCTCCTTATTTAATAGTTAGTGACTTTTTACTTTCCATATGTACATATGGAATATTCATATTATCCTTACAAGCTTTCTTCACTTCCGACTTCTTAATCTTAGGCAGTTGATAATCAAGAAAACTGTCCATATCATTTTCTTCTGCCCAATTAATCAGTTCAAGTTCATCATCCACCACAAGTGATGGTGCATTGTTACGAATTGAGATAACTGCCTTAGGCATATCAATCTTCTTTCTGCCTGTTGCTTTCATCTGATTAAGCAGGTAGGTCTTTAGACTTTCAATCTGTCTGTCCTTAGTGTCTCTGCGTTTCTTAAGTGCAGTTTCCTCATTCTTAAGAATGTCTGACTGAGCCTTTAGTGACTTAATAAAGGCAGCAATGTTCTCTGCTTTCATTTCAAATTCACCCTCAATACCTTCTAGGGTATCAAACCAACCGTTAAGCATTTGCACCTTGTATGCAGTAGGGTTTTCAATTACATTGCCCTCACTGTCAATAGGTTGTCCATCTGCGTCTGTGTCAGGTGACCAGTTATTAATTTCTTCAAACATATCAAATAGATTCTGAAAATCTGTTGACAGTTCATAAAGTTTTGACATTTTAATTCCTCCTGTTTTTTAGTTTTCAATGTTCAAAATGTGCAATCGATTGCACATTTTCATTATTTACATTCTGCAAAAATGCCATCTATCTTAGCATTGATTTCACAAACTTCTCTGTGAAAAATATTCTGCATTTGTCTGTTACTTCCATTCATAAGAATAATTCTGTGGATATTACTTAATGCTTTCATTGCTACCAGTTTCCACACCTGAAAAGCCTCTGTACCGTCTGACTGCTTTACCTTTGACTTTGACTGAAGGTCCTTGATTTTGCTCTCATATTCTTCAGTTAAATCATCAAGTGCGTCTTGCTTTTCTTTCTCAAGCATTCTTCTTACTGTCTGCTCATCTTCTCGATACTGTCTTTCAAGTTCTTCATTCCTCTTGATATTCTCTCTTTCAAGGGACTTGATTGTTTCTTGAAGTCTTCTTTCATTGTCTGATGTTTCGGCAACTGCAACTTCTATTGGTCGGCTTTCCAGGTCATCAATCTTCTTTTGCAACCACTCTTTATCGGCAGTAGCAACCGATAGCTTTTTCCTTGCTGAAAACAAGTCTTTCTCTAATTTAGAGTTGTTCTCTGTTACTTCGTCAGCTACCCTTTTAAGGTCATTGTTCTTTCGTTCAAGACTTTCTTTTTCTGCAAGTTTTTCAGCCTTTAAAGTCTCTATTTCTTCCTTTAGCTTTCGTACTGAAATGCTTTCCAGGTCAACTTTTTCGGCTATTTCAGCCTGTTGTGATTGGCTGATAGTAGCAAGAAGTGATAACTTTGTCATTCCAATTTGTCCCATCGATGGGACATTTTCTGTACTGACTTTTTCAACAATACCTATATATCTATAAGCATTGGTTTTCTTCATTCCTATTTCATTCTCACAATAGTCCTCAAAGTTAGGATAACCTAACTCTTTATACAGTTTGTTATCTCTCATTAACTTAAGAGAAGTACACATATCCCATAAGTTCTGCTGAGCCAGATTAGCAGAAATAATAATCTTCTGATGAAGTTCAACAGCCCTTTTATGTTGTTCAGATAAAGTAATCTGTTCCAATTTTTCAATTCCTCCTTGACATTCTAGATATGGTAATCTAAAATGAAATTAAACTATTTTGTTTTGTTCCATTCATATGGAACACCTTTCTGGTCACTAGGGAATTGCAGTTCCTTAGTGGCTTTTTCTTTTGTTTTGGTTCATACTTCTTCACCCTCTAGAGTTGTTACAACTTCTTCCGGTTTTGTTCCTAGTGCCTCTTCAAAGCACTTTGTTTGGAAATCATCCTTAGTTAGGCACAGGTTTTCCCTACTGTATGCCACCTTGAAATCGTCCATAATATAAGACAAAATGTGAGGCACAATGTACACAAAACCAAAGTAGAGAAACGGAAGAAGTAAGAAACCACCATACTTTGACAGTAGATTGATATGTAACACTAAGGAAACAATGATTGTAACCACTATTGATACTGCCAATCCTACTGCTTTAATACTCTTCTTCATCTTCATCATCCATTTCATATCCCGCCTCTCTTAAGCGACCATCACATACTTCTTTTTGCATATGCATCAACGCCTCGTAATATTTAATGTGTTCGTTATGTTCTTCAATCTCTTTAGCTAGTTTACTTTGTGCATCATCAACCATATCATATAAATGATCAAGTTCATTGAGGCTATCATTATATGCTTTTTGATACATTTCCTTTAGTTCTTTATCATTTTTAGCCTTAATAATTAAGCCAACTGCAATAACTAAGAGTTCTACAATAATACAAGCTAAAATAACTTTATGATCCATTGGTTTACACTTCCTTTCATTCACAACTTATGTTGTTTTATCTGATACAAGGTCCATTACTGTTACTTTACCTAGCCTTGCTATCATCATTAGCTGACCTAATGTAAAATAAGAAGGATCCTTGTAATACTTGTTAATTGTCGGCTTGGACAAGCCTAGAACCTCTTGTAATTTGTTCTTGCTTATGTTCTGCCGATTAAGACAATCTTCAATATTACATATAATATTGTGCTTGTACTTGTCTTCCGGTCTTGCCAATAGCTTAGGCATTTATTTCACCTCTCCTATTGTTGTGTTATGCCTCAACAACCTTGTCTGAAACGATTTCTACTTCATCAACATCAGTTACACTTAGTGTTAACTTAAGTAGTACAACCTCACCTACTGTACGAGTTATTTGGTAACTTGTAACATATGGAATTTGTGTACCATCAATTTCTAGTAGAAACTTTTCTTTGTTGTCGATTAACTTTAGCTTTGCCACTTCCTCACCTACTTTCGTTTGTCTTGTATCCTTTCAAATGTTATAATCAGTTTGAAAGGAGGTGTTACACTTTGGAATTAGTTTCTATTTGTGTTTCTATAATTGGCTGTGTTACCGGTATAATCTCTTTGAGTATTGTATTAGCAAATAATATGTTTCAAATCGGTAAGCAAAAAGTACAACAACTTGATAATAGAAAAACATACTACTTTGACTCAAATGAAACAGAAACTCATGGTTGTTGTGGTTTGAACTATTGTTGTGTAGTATCTTTGAAGATAACTAATTGTTCATCATACCCAACTACCATTGATGAAATATACTTAAAAAGCAATAAGAATATAGCAAATCATTCAAATGAGTTTTCTTTTGAATATATAGAAATACAAACAAATGAGAATACAGTAACTTTTATTGATATAGAACAAAAAGCAATTTTGCCTCTAAAATTTGAACCTTTTGAAACAAAGTACATTACTGCAATGTTCCCATTCTTTGGACCCTTTGTTGATGAGTACGGAGAGGAAATTAAAACAAAACTATTTGTTATTACTCCTAGAAAGAAATATTCAACCGAAGTTACTATTCCTGAATATCATCAACTTGTTTTAAATTCTTAAACAACACATTCAAGTCAAAACTATTAGCCTCTCTTTCTAATAAAATGAAACCATCCAAAGAAACATATTGAACATAGTACTTAGCTTTATGAAGTCCTGCTGGAGAATTTATATTCTTTGGCAGTTCTTTTTTTATAAGTCTTAACTTTATTGGATGAAGTTCTTTTTCAACTTTCATCAATTTCATTCCTCACCTACTTTCATAAGTCCCAATTATGGGACAGTTGATTTGGTATAATTACTTGTGGGTAATTATAAAGTTGAATGTTTGTAACTTGTCAAGTTACTGAATGAGCAAAAAAAATTGGCATTGGGTCGCTAATGTCCAAAACATTCATTAGCTTTTCAATCTCATCACTGCCAAAAATCCCCCTACTAAATCTATTAGTTAAGGTTCTTTCTGACATATTGAGCTGTTTTGCCACTTCCTTTTGTGTTAGTCCTTTACGAACTATCGCAGCCTTAAGTTCATTGGTATTAACCATACAAATCACCTCCGTAACTTTTTAAGTTACTTATATTTTACACTGTGTTTCGTAACTTGTCAAGATATTTTTTGCTTAATTTTAGAAATATTTTTCTTGACAAGTTACTTTATTAGCACTATAATTGAATTAAATTACTAATACGGAGTGATAATTATGACAGTTGGTGAGCGAATTAAACTAGCACGAGAAACTAAAAATTTATCTCAAACAGACCTTGCTAACGCTTGTAAAATAAGTAAACAAACATTGTACAAATATGAAAATAACATTATAACTAATATTCCATCTGATAAAATAGAGGTTATTGCCAACTATTTATCTATATCACCAGCCTATCTAATGGGTTGGGAAACTGATAATAAGGACACTAACAACAAACTAACAGATGATGAAGAACTTCAAGAATACCTAGAAGAATTGAAAAATAGAAGTGAAATGAGAATGCTTTTCAGTCTTGCTAAAGGTGCTACAAAAGAAGATGTTGAAAAAGCAGTTAAGATTATAGAGGCATTAAAAGAGGATGATTAAAACTTGGGTAATATTTACATAAGAGGAATAGCACTACCTTTAAAGATAAAGGGCGTTACTGTTGTTGATAGTGATGGTAACTTTAATGTGTATATAAATACTGCTTTAAGTAAAGATACACAGTTAAAAGCTACTGAACACGAACTTAATCATATAAAGCTAGACCATTTCTATGACTATGAACCGGTTATATTTAATGAGCTAGAGGCTAATGCAGTATAGATATACAATTATAATAAAGAAAAACCTCAACTACCGTTTTGGTACTTGAGGATAAATATAATATCGTCACGAATCGTTACGGTAATATATAAAGAAAAAGCACTACCTTGATGGGAACAAGATAGTGCTTATAAGAAAGTAAAAGAGTGGTTGCTTCACTTTCAGTATGATTATAATATATTTTGGCATATTATGTCAATACTAGGAGTGAAAAAAATGGCAACAAAAACAATTAAAAAAACCGTATATTTTTACAAAACAATTCCAGACTATTCTCTTTTTTCAAATAAGATAGATGATCCATCTATGCTTCAAAGCATGTTTAGAAAATGCTTTCCACAATTAGGAGAATATCGTTCTAAAGATATGAAAATTGGAATTGAAATTATTTCATCTGATGAAAATCACTTATTTGGAAGATTTCTTAAAGAGGACGAACCAAAAGATGAATTTTTAAAATTAAAAGTAATAAACAATGATAACAAAGAAGATCTTAATCAAAATGTTATTTTTGAATACTTTTCTTTCTTTTACATTGATATTAACAAGTGCATCACCTCAATTATTTCAAGCATACATTCTGGAAAATTTACTAAAATGATTAATCAATTTTTGCTTCAAGAAAATTTTCACATTGGATTTATTCCTTATTCCATAACTTCTTTAGATGACGCATTAAAAAAATTTAAAAAAGTTAAAGGCATAGAATATGTATGTAATCCATCAACATCAAAAGAAACATTTAGAAGTTTGAACCAATATCAAGAAACAGAATCGGCTGAGGCTGATAAAGTGACAATATCAGTCAAATTTAAACATACAGGACCTCAATTCATCAATGACTTGAATAAGATTGAAAGTGAAAAGGGAAAATATTTAAAATACAAAATATCTGGTGAATCAGATGATGGTACAGAACAATTTTTTGATATTTTATCAAAAACATTTTACAGAAGTGCACCTATTGAAATTCAAGGTAACCCAGAAGAAAATATTAATTTTATAAAAAGAAAGTTTCAACAAGAAATTGAATTGTTGTATAAAGAAATAAATTCATGATTTCTGTTTTGTTATTAAGTGATATATATAGTACATAGAAACTAGTACTTCTAAACAACCAGCTATAAAGCAATATATTCCTATTATATTTAAAATTTCTAAATTGCATATCCAAGATATAATAGGCACCATAAAAAATATAGTTCCAAACAAAATATTTTTTACGAATATTTTGTGATGTTCATGTTTTATAAACCACATTTTAAATTTACTGTCTAGAGGTAAAGAAAGATATATTGTTGCAGCTGTTAATAAAAATCCTATAAAAGTACCGGAAATGCCAGCCAAATTACTCATATTTGAACTTTTTGATATAAAAGTTTCAAATAATTTAAAGTTTGACAAGCAGTCAATAATTATTATCACAACTATCGGGAACAAAACAGATAAATATATATACTTAAAAATTATTATATTTAGTAAATGTAAAATTTTGTTTTTCATATTACCACCCTATATTAATTATATTACATATGATTAATAATTACTATGCAATTCTTATTTTTATCACAGAAGGAGGAATTTTAATGTCTTTTTCTTACAACCTTAGAGCATATAGGCTAAAAAACAAACTAACTCAAGTTGAGTTAGGAAGTATGTTGCATTTAAGCAGAAGTGCAATATCAAATTACGAACAAGGGAAAATGGAACCATCCATAGACACCATTATCAACATTTCAGAGATTTTCAAGGTATCTACTGATGAACTACTAAAGAGTTAAAGGTGATAAAATGAACAATTATATTTTAATAGCCGGAGTTAATGGTACAGGCAAGTCAAGTTTAAGAGGTGTACTAGAAGGTCAGAATGTTCTTCTAGGTCACATTATTGATGCAGATGTTATTGCAAAGGAAAACAACTTTGACAACATTAAGGCAGGTAAAAAAGCAATAGAAGAAATAAACTACTGCCTAGACAACAATATTTCTTTCACACAAGAAACTACCCTTGCCGGTCATAGAACTGTACGAACCATTAAACAAGCTAGAAAGCAAGGCTACTATGTTACAATGTACTATGTTGGTCTTAATTCAATGGAAGAAAGCATAAACCGTATTGCTAACAGAGTTAGAAAGGGTGGTCACAACATTCCTTCTGATGATGTTAAACGAAGATTTGACAAAAGAATTAAGTCGCTTGAATCTGTACTTCCACTTTGTGATGAAGTTATCTTTTACGATAACGAAAACGGTTTTGTAAAAGTAGCTGAAATCAAAAATAATAAATTCCAATATTCCAACGGTTATAAACCACAATGGATTGTGGACTATAAAGAGGCTTTGAAGTTATAAGAATAGTTAAAACATAATAAATTTACATATAAGCCTAGTTATTTAAGTACCCAATTCGTAAAAAAATATAATAAAAAATCGCCCTCTAGTATTGGCGTACTAGAGAGCGACACCATTACACAGGGTGCAATGATACATCAAAATGCAAGTAATATTGTATCATACCCTTGTAAATTTTTCAATATGATTTACAAGGGATTTTTGCACCCTTTTTTAGAAAGGATGTGTAAATGTATGGCAAAGCCTAAGAAAATGCCTAGTGGTAAATGGAGAGTTAGAGTGTATGATTATACAGATAGTGACAATAAAAAGCACTACAGGTCTTTTACTGCTCCAACAAGAAAAGAAGTTCAGTTCCTCGCAAATGAATATCTACTAAATAAAGATAGTGATACATATGAAGATATGACATTAAAAGAGGCTTACAGAAGATACATCAATAGTAAGTCTGCAGTTTTGTCACCATCAACAATAAGAGGGTATATATCAGTATCAAAGAATTCTTTTCCTAAGCTAATGAATACTAAGTTGTCAAAATTAACCCAATATGATATTCAAGTAGCAGTTAATGAGATTTCAGTTTCTTTTTCTCCTAAAACAGTAAGAATTCGTTATGGTTTACTTACTGCTGTACTTAATATGTATCGACCACAATTAAGGTTACATACTACATTGCCTAAACCACAGAGACCAAGGAAGGAATACATAATACCTACAACTGCTGAGGTTAATAGATTACTTGCTAAGGCAGATGAGAGAATCAGAGTTCCTATACTTCTCGCAAGTGCCGGAAGTCTCAGAAGGTCTGAGGTGTGCGCATTAACTAAAGAGGATATAACAGACTTTGGTGTGTATATAAACAAAGCCATGGTTATTAACAGTCAAAACAAGTATATTGTGAAGCATACTACTAAAACTAAAGCCGGTACAAGGTTTGTACCTCTACCTACATCAATAATTAAAGAACTAAGAGAATGGAAGTATTTTGGATGTACGCCAAAGGATATTCAAAGATGGTTTAAGAAATTAAGGGATGAGGTTGAAATAAACACAACATTCCATAAACTTCGTCATTACTTTGCTAGTGAGTGTCACGCAAATGGAATACCGGATAAGTATATTTGTGAAATTGGTGGATGGGAAGATGTTGCAGTTTTACAACAAATTTATCAACATACACTTAAAGACAAACAGTCTGAATTTAGCAAAAAAATAGTCACACTTTTTAATTCAAATCTTGAAAACAATAAAAAGTATGACCCAAAGTATGACTCAAAAAAGAAAAAAGCCCATTAGAATGGGCTTTTTATGGCGAAGGGTTGGAGATTCGAACTC